CCTGGCCCACCTAAGCCTTTTGGCGCGGGTGAGATGCGTGGTGGCGGTGCAGCAATACGAGGCAAGAAGTTCTCAGGTATATTTTAATTTATCATGAGAATTAACATACCAGGGCTAGGAATGATAAATGTTTCCGAGTTTGGCGATGCTGAAACCGGAATGATGAACGTGCCTGGTGTAGGCCAAATTCAAAATCAAATAGATCCATTCGCAGGTTATAGGGACAGAGAAGACGATGATGATGAGGACACTCCTCCAGTAGATTTTAAACAACCTTCTGAGTATTTGTCTGAACAGGAGATGCAAAACATCACAACTCCAAATCCATCATTATCTGAAGATCAGTTAAGGGTTTTGTACACCACTGGCTTGATGGATTTTGATGATGATTTTTTCACAGATGTAAAAGGAATATTTGGAGAGCCAGGACAAAGATATGGTCTTGGTGTTCCTCAAGATAGAATTGATGAGATTGCAGGAGAAATTAATTTTAGTAGCAATCAGCCTAAGCCTACTAATACAGAAGAAGAGTCTCCTGCGCCGACTCCTCCCCCTAAGCCTCCTCCGTCCTTTGAAGGTTATGTTCCTAGAAACATATTAGGCACATCGTTTGATCCAAAGGATTTGAGCGCGCATCAAAAAATGGTTCAAGATGCCAGGGATAGGTTAATTGTTCCTCCTGGGGAAAAAGTTCCAGACGGTGGGTATCTCACTTACAACAACCCCATACTTGGCAACAAACAAACCCAGTTTGGCGGTTATGGCCAGCCGATGCCAACTAAGCCATTGATGGATTATGCGGGGCTTTCATCCCCAATAACTTATTCAGTTCCTGATCCTGATCCAGACAAAGAACCTGGAGGACCGCCTCCACCACCCCCAGTAATTACATAAATGGATTCAGTCGCATTAGCTTCTTATATCAATAAGAAGCTTAAACAGTACGAACAAGGCCACATGGAGTATCTTGCTTCTGGTGGCGTAAAAGACATGGAGGAATACAAATTCGTCATGGGTGAGTTATCGATGCTTCGCACCCTGCGAGAAGACCTGCGAGAAGCATTGCACATACAAGGAGATGAAATCGATGAGTGAACCACAAGTGGACGCTCTCGCACAACCGTCTATAACAGACGCATACGTTAGCGAGGAAAGTCGGGTCTTAGACCCAGCCGTGTTAGATAAATCATTGATAGAAAGAATGCCAGAGCCTGCTGGATGGAGGATCTTAGTTCTTCCATACAAAGGTAAAGGCGTGACAGAAGGCGGTATACAGCTTCTGGAATCTACAGTGGATAAAGAAAATCTAGCTACTTCAGTTTGTTATGTCATTAAGGTAGGCCCACTGGCTTATCAGGATGACTCTAAGTTTGGTGGTATTCCATGGTGTAAAAAAGGTGACTGGGTTCTTATTGGAAGATACGCAGGAGCTCGTTTTGCCTTGGAAGATGATCACGAAGTTAGGATTATTAACGACGATGAAGTAATTGGAACAATCTTTGATCCAAATGATATTAAATCTGCATAGGTGAAAACATGGCTGAAGAAACATTAACTGAAGCTTTAGAAAAGCTGGATGACGAAAATATCAAAAGTGCTGCTCTTCCTGAATCAAGGAGGGTAGAAGAAGAAACATCTGAAGAAGTTGCAATCATTGACCTTGACGAAGATGACGTTAAGGACATTGAGCCAATTACGGAAGATGTTGTTAAAGAAGAGTTTGAACCCAAGCCAACTATTGATGAAGAAGAGATTTCTGAAACTGAAAAGAGAGCCAGAAAAGCTCAAGACAGAATTAATAAGGCAGTAGGTCAAGCTAAGGAATATCAGCGTAGAGAGTTGCAGGCTTTGCAATATGCAAAGGAATTGCAGGAAAAGAACCAACAACTTTCTAATCAACTACTTCAATCTCAAACCCAATCAACTGAACAGAACATGAAGCTTCAGGAAGGTTATAAGGATGAGTTTGAGAACAGAGTTGAGACTCAGGCCGCAGCAGCAAAGAAAGCGTTAAAGACTGCTTACGAGGCTGGTGATGCCGAGACCATGGCTGAAGCACAACAGATGTTAGCTCAAGCAGAAGCTGATAGAACTGCTTTGAATAGGTACAACCAGGAGCTTGAGGAGTATAAAACTCAATATCAAAACTGGTCTGAAGAACAAAAAGCGCAACAAGAACAACAAGCGCAGATGATTCAACAACCTATTCAACAACAACCCATTTACGAAGAACCATCTAACAAAGCTCAAAAATGGGCTGAAGACAACGAATGGTTTGGTGTAGATGAAGTCATGACAGACCAGGTAATGGCTATTCATAAAAGATTAGCCGCAAATCCTTCAATTGACTTGGAATCAGATGAATATTATTCTGAGTTAGATCAACGTATGAGGGAAGCATTTCCTCATAAGTTTAATAACGCGGGAGACAATGCAAACGTCCAAACAGTAGTCTCCGGTACGCGCACGACAGGAAGTGGACGCAATCAAAATAATCGTAGGATTGAATTGAGTCCTAGCGAACAGCAACTTGCTAAGAAGCTAGGAGTACCGTTCAAAGAATACGCAAAACAAAAGATGAGGTTAGAAAGATCATGAGCGAAGAAACAGGAAAAGGATCTAATAGAACACCAAGGAATGCTTCTTCTCGGTCCACAGAGACTGCAAGAAAACCATGGACACCACCTCAAGTCTTAGAGACTCCTGAACCCCCGCCTGGTATGAAGTATAGATGGGTAAGAACGTCTATAAGAGGCGAAGATGATAAAACCAATGTTCACATGAGATTCCGTGAGGGATACGAACCCGTGAAACCAGAAGAAGTTGTTGGGTATGAATTGCCTACAATTGAAGATGGTAAGCATGCAGGCACTGTTGGCGTTGGTGGTTTGATTCTTTGCAAGATTCCAGAAGAAACGGTGGCAGAAAGGAATGCTCACTTCGAGCGTCAAACAGAAAACCAAATGAAAGCGGTTGATAATGACTTGATGCGAGAAGAGAATCCTGCAATGCCTATCTCTAGGGATAGAAAAACGCAGGTTTCATTTGGGAGTCCTAAAGCGTAGCTTTGGACATTATTTTGATTATGTTTTACGGAGAATAAAAGATGGCTAATAATGATGCCGCTTTTGGGATGCGTCCAACCAGGATGATAGGCGGTGCGCCTTACACTGGTGGACAAAGCCGTTACAGAATCGCCGCAAACTATGACACAAATATCTTTCAGGGTGACATGGTTGCCCAGGTTACCGGAGGTGGTGTAGAAGTACACGCCGATGGTGGTACTGTGCCGATAGTTGGTGTATTCAACGGGTGTTCCTACACAGATCCCACAACTAGTGAGCAGGTTTTTAGTAATTACTATCCTGCTAGTACAAACGCTTCTGACATCATTGCATTTGTGATTGATGATCCGAATGTCGTTTATGAAATTCAAGCAGACGCAGCGTTCCCAGTTGCCGATTTGTTCGGTAATTTTGACATCGTCTATACTTCTTCTGGAAGCACCGTAACAGGTATTTCTGGAGCAGAGCTTGAAGTATCAACTGGTGCAACTACAGCAACTTTGCCTATAAAAGCGATTGATATCTCAACTGATCCTGAGAATTCAGACGTTGCTTCGGCAAATACAAATGTTTTAGTTGTGATTCAAAACTCAATATTCGGCCAGAAAAGCGCCGGGTTGGCTTAGGAGGTTAATTAGATGGCTATTTCAAGAGCACAATTAGCCAAAGAGCTAGAGCCTGGCCTCAATGCTTTATTTGGCATGGAGTATGCGCGTTATGAAAACGAGCATGCAGAGATTTTTGAAACTGAATCTTCAGACAGAGCGTTTGAAGAGGAAGTACTAATCGTTGGTTTCGGTAATGCTGAAGTCAAAACTGAAGGGCAGGGCGTGAACTACGACCAAGCTTCTGAAGGTTTTACTGCCAGATACACCCATGAAACCGTATCACTTGCATTTGCGCTTACAGAAGAGGCTGTAGAGGACAACCTTTATGACCGACTTGGCGCACGTTATACCAAGGCTTTGGCTAGAAGTATGGCGCACAGCAAGCAGGTTAAAGCTGCTAACGTATTGAACAATGCGTTTAGCTCAAGCTTTACTGGCGGTGACGGTGTTTCCCTGATCAACACAAGCCACCCACTAGCTGGTGGAGGCACGCTTGCTAATCGAGCATCTACAATGAGTGACCTTAATGAGACCTCATTAGAAAATGCTTTGATCAGCATTAGTACTTTTGTTGATGACAGAAACATGATCTTGGCTCTTCAGGGAACCAAGTTGATTGTTCCTCCTCAACTTCAGTTTGTTGCTGATCGATTGCTTGAAACACCTGGAAGGGTTGCTACAGCAGATAACGATATCAACGCTATCAGGAACATGGGTCTGCTACCGCAAGGTTATGCAGTCAACCATTTCTTGACAGACACTGATGCGTTTTTCATTCTGACTGACTGTCCTGATGGGTTTAAGCACTTTGAGCGTTCTCCAATATCAACCTCAATGGAAGGTGACTTTGATACTGGTAACGTGCGCTACAAAGCTAGAGAGCGATACAGTTTTGGATTCTCGAATCCACGCTGCGTATTCGGTTCTCAAGGAGCTTAAAGCAGATAGGGGGCTTTATGCCCCCTTTATTACTGGGATACACTAGCCCTAGCGACTGGCCCAGCAGACGCTTACGAAGACTCTAGGGCGAAACCTTTCGTAAGGAGGAAACCTGATGGCTCAGACAACTTTTACTGGCCCAATTCGATCCTTGTCTGGCGTTATTAGCGCAGGATACAACGGAGTTGTTAGCTTGACTGCTGATACCACTCTTACTGTCGCTGCCCACGCTGGAAGACCGTTACTTTGTAATGATGCAGATGGTAAGTTCACTCTTCCAAGCATTGTTGTAACGGAACCCACTGACAAGGGAGATCCCAACCAAACAGCCAATCTAGGAGCTCAGTTCACTTTTATAGTTGTAACTGCTGCTACTGACATGGATATTTTAACTGATGGCACTGACAAGTTTGTTGGTGGCATTTATACTGGTGTCGATGACGCAACAGGCAAGACCTTTATATCTGGCGCATCTAACGATGTTATTACCCAGAACGGCTCTACAAAAGGCGGTTTGGCAGGAAGCATCATACGAGTGACTGCAATAGCAAGTGCTAAATACGCAGTAGAAGGTTTGATACTAGGTTCTGGTACTTTAGTTACTCCTTTTGCTGACGCTTAATATAGGAGCAAATTGATATGGCTACTCGTATCACGGGCAACGATGTAAAAACTGCAACAGTTACGGCTGATGGAGCATTAGTGGATCACCCTTGCAGATTGCGAGGGTTGATCGTTGCTGGCGGTAGTTCTGATGGCTCTGTTATCTTTTATGATAACGCTAGTGCAGCCAGTGGAACTGCGTTATTAACTCTTGGAGTTAACGCCAACACCAACGAAACATTGAACATACCAGACCAGGGTGTCTTTGCTTCTAATGGTGTATTCGCAGATGTCACTAATGTGGATCGTGTAACTATCTTTTTTTCATAGGAAAAAATTATGGCGACATCAGGGTCTAGAGACTTTGAACCAGACGTTGCGGAGTACATAGAAGAAGCGTTTGAGCGGTGCGGTCTTGAGTATCGAACAGGATACGATGGCATCACCGCTCGGCGTTCTTTGAATCTGTTGTTTGCTGACTGGGCTAATAGAGGCTTGAATCAGTGGACGATTACCAATACGGCTACTACGTTATCCAAGTCTGATCAATTCATTGATCTAACAGCAACAACAATTGATGTGTTAGATGTCATTGTAAGAAGAACTGAAAACAACGAAACAACTGACATTCAAATGAATCAGATTGGAAGATCTGAGTATTGGAATATACCCAGCAAAGATACAGAAGCCAGGCCAACCCAGTGGTTCTTGGACAAACAAATAACTCCCAGGCTTTACATATGGCCTGCTTCCGAAAATAGTACTGATCAATTAATTATAAACCGATTGGTTAGGATTGAGGATGCAGATGCTGGTGCTAACACAGTGGACATGCCTTTTAGGTTTTACCCTTGTTTAGCTGCTGGATTGTCATATTACATAGCATTAAAGAAAGCTCCTGATCGAGTAACCATGCTCAAAGGATTCTATGAAGAAGAATTTGCTAGAGCAGCAGATCAAGATCAAAGCAGGGCATCACTTACGATATCTCCTGGTCTTAGATCCAGGATAGCCTAATGGCTTATGCTACAGGCAAACACTCACTTGCCATATGCGACAGATGTGGGTTCAGGTATAAGTACACTCAGTTAAGAAAAGAATGGACTGGATTCTTTGTTTGTTCTGAATGTTATGAGCCTAAAGAGCCTCAGCTTGATCCAGTTCCTCATGTTGCTGACCCAGAGGCATTACGCAATCCAAGAACACAAGTTCCTTCATCTCTTGTAGCTGGAGAAGGCGTTGTTAGAACCATCGATGCTAATTCGATGATGACTACAACTGGTGATAGTATTGGTTTTGCGTTTAGCATGGATGCATCTACAGGGGAAATAGGCACAGTAACGGTGGTAACAACATGAGTTTTACATTAGCTACTTTAAAAACGGCTGTAAAAGATTACTGCGAAACATCAGAAAGCACTTTCGATACACAGCTGACTACATTCATACAGGAAGCAGAAGAACGAATACTAAAGAATGTTGAGCTTCCAGACTTCAGAAAGAATGTAACTGGCACATCAACCGCGAGTAGCACTTACCTGTCTACTCCAAGCGATTTTCTTTCTCCTTACAGTTTGGCTGTAATATCAAGCAGTGTTTACAATTATCTGCTTTTCAAACATGTGTCGTTTGTCAGGGACTACACTCCTAATCCTGCAACAACAGGACTCCCAAAATATTATGCAGTGTTTGATGAAAACACTTTTATCCTGGCCCCAACTCCAGACAGTAACTACACCTTTGAATTACATTACAAGCACAGACCTGCATCACTAACCGCAGGGGCTGACAGCGGAACAACCTGGTTATCTACCAACGCACCTGATGCATTGTTGTATGGAACCCTGGTTGAGGCAGCTACCTTCTTAAAAGTTCCAGAAGAAGTTGCTCAGTACGAACAAAGGTTTGTTTCTGCAACAGCTGCATTGAAGAGGCTTGGAGAAGGTTACGGTGCTAGAGATGAATTCAGATATGACATTGCGAGATAAAATTAATTATGTTTGAAATAGCAGTTGAATCAAGAGCAGGAGATGTTGTGGTCAAGACAACAGAGAATCGAGGACTATCTCCTGAAGAGCTCGCAGAAAGAGCGGTAGAACAAATAGTTGGTATATCTGATTCTGTTGATCCTATTGTTAGGCAACAAGCAGAAGCTTTTAAGAGTCGCATTTATCATGTAATTTTAGGTATCATTAAACAAGCGATTAAAAGCGATAGAACAACGCTTATTAACGAATTTATTCAGCAAGGTCATTCAGACATTGCGGATATATTAAGGAGACTGTAATGGCTATTACGACAGCGATGTGTACTTCTTTTAAGTCTGAGTTGCTTCAAGGAATACACAATTTTCATAATGGTTCTGGTGGAGGAACGACTACCACAACAGGGACAGGCAATACGTTTAAAATTGCTTTGTATACTAGCAGTGCAACTTTGTCTGCATCTACTACTGCTTATGCAACGACTAACGAAGTATCTGGTACGGGATATACTGCTGGTGGTAATACGTTAACCAACGTAGACCCAACCACATCAGGAACTACAGCACTTACAGACTTTGCTGATACTACCTGGTCTAGTGCTTCAATTACTGCGAGAGGGGCATTGATTTACAATTCTTCTACCACGGCAGGAAGTGCAAACAGAGCAGTGTGTGCGCTAGATTTTGGCGCAGACAAGACATCCACTAGTGGAGACTTTGTAATTCAGTTTCCAGCAGCAGATGCTAGTAACGCGATCATAAGAATCGCATAGGATATAGTGTGTGGCTGATGTCAAGGTTGCCTTTGATGGATGGAATTCTTCCTCTCATGGATGGGGCGAAGGAACGTGGGGTAATGGCGAAGCAGTACCTGGAGCAACAGGGACTCTTGGCACAGTCTCGATTACGGCAGATGCGAATGTCAGCGTCACAGGCGTTGCAGGAACAGGGACTCTTGGATCGATTTCTGTATCCGCTGATGCGAATGTCAGTGTATCTGGCGTATCAGGCACTGGTACTCTTGGTTCAGTTACGGTCACAGGCACAGCAAATGTTAGCCCTACGGGCGTTGCAGGTACGGGAACGCTTGGGTCAGTTACAGTCTCAGCTGACGCAAGCACTTCGGTCACTGGTGTGGCGGGTACAGGGACTCTGGGATCAGTTACGGTTACGGGTGCGGCGACAGTCTCTGTCACAGGCGTGGCAGGAACATCAGGGATTGGAAGTGTCACAACAATCACAAGTAACACGATTGAGGTCCAAGCTCCGTCAGAAATGGTCGGAGGTATTGGGTCGGTTACGTTTGATGGCGATGCGAATGTTTCAGTCACAGGCGTGGAAGCAGCCTGCACAACGAGCGGCGTTAATGTTTGGGGGCTTATTGATGATAGCCAGACAGCGAATTGGGCAAGTATTGATGACAGCCAGACACCAGGCTGGTCAACTATTGATGACAGTCAAACACCAGATTGGAAAGAGGTAGCATAAATGGCAACTTACGTTAATGACCTACGTTTAAAAGAGATCGCCACTGGCGATGAATCGGGAACTTGGGGTACGAGTACAAATACAAATTTAGAGCTGATCGCAGAAAAATTTGGGACAGGATCGGAAGCTTTGTCTGATGCCTCTACCGCGACCCTTACTATGGCCGATGGAGCTTCCGATGCCTTCCGTTCTATGGCCCTAACCCTTACAGGTTCTCTTTCTCAGGCTTGTACAGTCACGTTAGCTCCAAATACTCTTTCTAACGTATGGGTGGTTCAAAACTCTGCTGGTAACACAGTTACACTAAGCCAAGGTACAGGCGCAAATGTGGTCATACCAAACGGCGGTATCCGCATGGTGGCTACGGATGGTGCTGGATCTGGCGCGGCGGTCACTGATGTACTCGATGTATTAGGCGGTACGGGCAACGTAGGGCTTGGTAGCGGTGCGTTTGGTACAGGGCTTACCACAGGTACAGATAACGTAGCAATAGGTGAAGCTGCTGGTGATGCGCTAACTACTGGTTCTGACAACACGTTTGTCGGTGATAATGCGGGTGGAGCAACAACTACGGCAGATAACAACACGGCAATAGGTTCCGGTGCGCTACTTGTAAACAGCACTGGTGGAGCTAATACGGCAGTTGGAAGTAGAGCATTAACTGCTAACACCACAGGCGCGTCGAATGTCGCTGTAGGAGACCAGTCGTTAGAAGCTTCATCGACGGGTGATTCAAACACTGCCGTGGGAAGACAAGCATTAGAAGCTAACACCACAGCTAGTAATAACACGGGCATAGGAAGAAGCGCGTTACTTGTAAACACCACAGGTGCAAACAATGTTGCGGTGGGAGCTTTTGCCTTAGACGCAAACAGCACTGGCGCATCGAATACGGCACTTGGATACAGAGCATTGGGTGCTAACACGACTGCTGCAAGTAACACGGCGGTTGGTAAAGACGCTCTTTTGTCTAATACGACAGGCACAGCAAATACTGCGGTTGGTCTTGGAGCTTTGGATGCGAATACCACAGCCGATAACAACACTGCCCTTGGCTATGCTGCACTGCTTTCAAACACCACAGGTTCAAACAATGTTGCCGTTGGTTATGCCGCACTTGATGCAAACACCACAGGCACAGATAATAACGCTTTGGGATCATCTGCATTATCTGCTAACACCACTGGTGGAGACAACAACGCTTTTGGCAAGCAAGTTTTAACAGCCAACACGACAGGTTCAGGCAATACAGCTATGGGCCATGCCGCTCTCGATGCTAACACCACCGCAGATAACAACACTGCGTTTGGAAAGATTGCGCTAACAGATAACACTACAGGCCATTCAAATGTCGCAATTGGTGTTGCTTCATTAGATGATAATACTACGGGCACAGGTAATGTAGGCGTTGGCATGAACTCATTAGGGCAAAATACAACAGCTTCAGGTAATACTGCTGTTGGTGACGAGGCATTAGCCTCTAACACTACAGGCACTGGTCTTGTTGCGGTTGGCAAGGATGCTTTGAAGACTAACGCCACCACAAATAACAACACGGCAGTAGGTTTTGATGCTTTAACGGCCAATACAGCTAATCAAAACACTGCGGTGGGTTCTCAGGCACTAATAACTAACAGTACGGGTGCAAACAACACGGCTGTGGGCATGAATTCATTGTTTTCCAACTCTACAGCAGCGAATAATACCGCTGTGGGTTATGGCTCGATGGAAAATAACACTACTGGTGCAGATAACGTAGCTTTTGGATCAGAGGCACTAAAGCAAAACACCACGGGATCAAATAACACAGCTATTGGAAGAGCAGCATTAGACGGAAACACAACAGCGTCAGACAACATTGCTATCGGGCTTGATGCTTTAGGCGGGTCAAACACTTCAGCTAATAACGTAGCAGTTGGCAGCGGGGCTATGGCATCTAATACTAGCGGTAGTGGAGTTGCTGTTGGTAAAGATGTCCTAAGCCAACAATCAACAGGTAGCTCTAACACCGGAGTCGGTTTTAAAGCTCTTGAGCAACTGACAACGGGAACAGGTAGCGTTGCAGTGGGAGGTGCTGCTGCGGATGCCGTAACAACAGGAAATTATACAACAGCTATTGGTTATGCTGCTGGCACAGCTTTGACAACGGCAGACAATAACACGTTAGTCGGCGCAGGAGCTGGCGAAAATATGGTGGGAGCAAACAATGTTGCCATAGGTTTCAGAGCGCATACCGCCGATGGAGGTGCAAGTGCAGCAAACAATGTTGCCATAGGTGTAGATGCCATGAGATTTATAGTAGGAGGCGGTAACAATGTTGTAATTGGACTAGAAGCTGGCGAACAAATGACTGGAGCCGAAGAAAATGTTGCGATTGGCTATCAGGCAATGGATAGTGCCACTACAGCAAATGAATGTATTGTCATAGGAGATCGTTCTGACGTTTCTGCTGTAGATCGCAGCAGAGAAATTGTAATTGGCCCGTCATTAACAGGTGCAGGGCAAAATACTTTTGCGTTTGGAAAAAGCAGTATTGGAAGAGTTTATAATAGCTTTGCGACAGACAATAGTTGGACAAGAGACTCTGACGAAAGATTAAAGACAAATATAAAAGATGATTCATTAGGGTTATCTTTTATTGACGCTTTGCGAACAGTGACTTTTCAATGGAAACCTAATAACGAATTGCCTGAAACATTTGACGCTTATCAAGAAACAAACGAAAAGGATACAACAACTGTAATTCACGGAATGGTTGCTCAAGAAGTTAAAGCTGCTTTAGATAGTGCTGGTGTAAGCACTTTCAATGGGTGGAAAGAGTCACTAGACGGTGTACAGGGGTTGAGTTCAGAAGCGTTTATTTTCCCATTAATTAAGGCTGTTCAAGAGCTTTCCGCGGAAATTAAAAAACTTAAAGGAGAATAGTTGTGGCTATCAAAAAAACTTTAATTGAAGCAATTCCTGCCAGTGAAGATGGCAAAGTTGTTCGTTGGAGTCTTACAATGAAGTACGAGCAGGGTACTGAGGGTAAAAAGGATTATTACACGAATGATAAACGCAAAACTATTCATGCTTCTGAAACAAACCCAGATGGTTCAACTACAAATAACTTTACCGCAAAAGCTGAAGGCGAATGGACTAGGAAAGAACTAGAAGATCTTTGCCCAATTGCTCAATGGGATGAAGTATTTGCTAGTCAATACGACTCAGTAATTACGAACCCAGCTAAAGACCTTGTTCCTAATAATGAGTTTACGATTCCTAGCTAATGCAGCCGCAACAATACAATTTTCATACGCTGCCAGCAGTGTTTATGTTGGAGGCACAACTATCTGAAAGCATGGTAGGCACTCTTAACGACTACTTAGATAAGCTGATGGTAGATGAAAAACGCAAAAGTCATGCGGGTACGTTAGTGGGGCAGATAGCCCACGGCCAGCAATTAACTATGGATCATCATTGTGAAGAGCTGAAAGACTTTAACTGGACGATTCAGGGTTTGGCAATGGATTACGTGAAGCAGTTTTGCGCTCAATCTGGCAATCCGTTAAAGGGAAACAGAGAAGTGCTTACTGACGAGCTGTGGTCGGTGCATAGTTATCAGGGAGATTATAACCCGATCCACGATCATGGTACTAAAACTGTTATGGGAGTCTCCTGCACCACATGGACAAAAGTACCACAACAGATCTTAGATTTACCTACAGCGGGAAGCCCTGAATACAGTCTGTATAACGCCTCTGGCAATGCTGATGGTTGTTTGGCCTTTAGTTATGGTCGAAACAGTTTATTAGATGTGGAGCGGTTAGCACCCCCGCAGAGTTTTGTAATTAAGCCAGAAGTCGGAAAGTTCTTGATGTTTCCTAGCTGGCTAACACACATGGTTTACCCTTTTGAGGGTGAAGGAGAACGGCGCACAGTCGCTGCAAACTTGAATGTATGGAAGGTAGAGGAAGATGGAACAAGACACTAAAGAAGTTGTAGAAGAGGTTGTAGAAGAAGCAGAGATTG